CGGGCGGCGCGGATTTCGTCGGCCAGCGCCTGCACGTCGGGCGCGGAAGGGAGATCGAGCCCCGCACGGCCGGGCAGGCGCTCTACATGAAGACGATGCGCGAAAACGATATCGTGCTCGCGGTCGGACCCGCCGGCCCCGGGTGGCCGGGGTCTCCGGCGCTTCCGGTCGGTCCAGTCGGTCCAGCCGGTCCAAGCGAGCCTGGGGGGCCGGTGGGGCCTGTGGGGCCAATAGATCCTGTGGGGCCAGTAGGTCCGGGGACAGTCGAAGTCGGGCCTGTCGCGCCAGTCGAGCCTGTCGGTCCCGTTGGACCAATGACACCAGTCGGGCCAGTCGGGCCAACACCCTTGAGATCGGCAATCTGCTGCGTCGTGGCGCGGCGCGACGTACCAGACTGTACAACCTCGACCTGCTCTGTCCCGTTCAGGGAGATCGCAACGGGGAGATTAGGGATTTGGATCTCAGCCATAGAGGGGTCCGGTCCTTGGGATCTCGGTGAAGCCGTATGGCAGGCTCGGGTTATTGATAACATACCCGCCAGAGGCGTAGGAACCCGAAAATGCAGACCCTTGAAGATCGATCTGCGTGCTGTTCACTACCGTGATAGTCCAGTTCCCATTCGCAGCAGACACACCATCAACCTCACGAACGGTCACGCTTTGATTTGTGATCATGCCATTCGTCGTGGCGACCGTAAGCCTGATCAAGCCAGAGCCATTATCAACGGCATTGGTGATCGTGCGATAGGTGACTGCATTGGGATCTGTGCCGGGAAGCTGGTTCGTGCCGCCAGCCCCTTCGCCCGTTGTCTGGGTGACGCGAGGATCAGTCGTAGCCGCCCCGCCAACAGAAGTGACGCGAGTAGCGCCACCCGGAACAGGGATGCCCGTGGAGGCATTCGTCGTGTTGTAGCCAGAGACCTGACGCTTGTTGGAACTGTCGTAGGCATACGGCTCCGTGCGCGGATTGACAATCGGAGTCGGATCTGCCGGGACGACGATGGCGCGAAGCTGATTCTGAGGCTGATCGTAGCAGGTATTGCAAACAAGCATCCGCTTGTTGATCAGCGATGCACCAGCCCAATCGAACTGCCAGCGAAGCTGATGATGGTTGTACCACATGGCACAACGATCACAGACAGCGAAAGCGCGCGGATCTCTTGAACTGGTTCTTGCTCTTCCAGACCGTGAAGCGTAGCCCATGACGCCTCCTTACGGACGGAAGTAGCCAGAAACCATCGGAGAAATGTACTGCTGCGCGGTCTCGATGTTCTGATCAGCAGCAATTGCATAAGCTTCGTCAGCCATAGGCTTGAGCAGCGCAACCTTATCAGGCGCCCAAACCATCGCAAGACGCTGCGCTAGACCATATGCGTAGCATTCCATCCAAAGATACGGGATGTCTAGCTGCTGACCATTGGTGAAGTTGGAGTCCTCGATGCGCCTGACTCTGTAGTACTTGAGATACTGCGGGCCAGTAGACGTATCTGGAACAGGCCAGATCGTGACCGTAGGAGACAAGAGCCTATCGAACCAGAAGACAGTCGGGAAACCCTGCTGCTCCTTGTTGGGATAGCTTGCGTACTCCGTGCGGCTGATCGGCATGATGATGCGATCAATGTCGCTGCCAGACTGGTTGACAGTCACATAGGCGTCGAGGATCACAACCGTATCCGCATCAACGCTGTATGTGGATGTCCCAGTTGTCAGAGCCTGCGTGACAAGATCAACCTTCCACAGGTTCACACCTTGGTTGGACCAGCGGGACAGCATCAGGTTCGATGCCATCCGAGCCGATTCCATGTGTTCCTGAAGCAGGGCTGTGTTCCTGATCCCACACAGGTTGAACGCATACAGGGTCAGTTCGCCCAGCGACGGATTGAAGGTGTATGTGCCGCTGGTGGACATGGCTACCTCTTAGCGAACGCCAGCCTGCTGGACGTAGAGAGTAACAGCACCCGTGCCAGAAGCAATCGTCACGCGAACTGCGCGACAGGGAACCGTCAGGGCAGCAGCCGTCGATGCCGACACGCTGGAGAGGCCAGTCACGGGGAACCAGTTTGCGCTGGAGGCAGAATATCCGTACTCCATCGGATCATCGAGGGAGTACTCGACCGTGAACGTCGCTGCCCCGGTGAGAACCGCAGCAAGACCGATGTTGAACGGGTTCGTGAAGTAGGACACAGCCTCGACAGAGCTACTGCCGACACCTGTCACGGATGTACTGATAAGCTGCATTTCAGTCTTCCTTCTTCTCTCCAGAGGGAGAAACAGGCCACGATCTGCGAGCGGGGCCGGTCTTCTTTCGTGCCATCGTCCTCTTCTCTGCGCTCGTCATGGACGAAGCAGCGGAGGCAGGACGGCAGGCAGGATACGGACGCTTGCCCTTCTCTCCTTCGATCCTACCACATTCCTTGCCGGTCTTCACATCTCGCCAGTCTTCAGCGAACCACTTTCCTAGCCCGCCACCAGACGCCTTGGCGACACGGTTGTCCGAGCCAGACCACTTGCCGCCATGCGACTTGTACCACTTCGATGCCCATGCGTTGGCATAGGCAGAAGGGTACACATCAAACTTGGCCCGAGCAGCAGCCTTGGCTCTGCCCCAGAGACCTGAATTCTGAGGCTTGGCAGACATTAGCAGTTCCAAGCCCGCAGGCTCTTGTTGACCCGGCTGTTGGGATCAGCAGCCTTCGCAGAGCCTGTCAGCTTCTTCTTTAGTCCCGTCATCCGGGCGCAAAAGCTATCGCGCCGCGAACCACCCTCGGGCTGCGGACGCTTGATGTCATGCCCCTGCGCGCGCAGAGAAGCACGACCCTTCTCGTTCAGACCACCGGAGGGATTCTTCCCCTCCTTGCGTGTCCATGCACCCGGCATCGCTCTCTCCATGCAAGAACGGGGGCGCTAGGCCCCCGCTCAAGTTCAGACTATCGTCGGAGTTCAGCCCTCAAAGCCGGGGCGCATCGAACCCTTGGCAGCGGACGAGAAAACGCCACCACCCGACTTGCGCGGCTTGCGACCAGCGTGAGCCATCGCAGCGGCACCGTGGACCTTGCCCATGTGCTTCGCCTTGCCACCACGCTTGAAGCCCTCGGCCTTGCTCTTGGCCTCGGACGCGACGTTGGAACCCGCGCCAGCATAGAACCCGCTACGGAGATCCTGCTGCGCCTTCACACCCTTCTGAGTCTTGCCCTTCATGGTTTCTCTCCTGATCACGCTGTGAGATTGATAGCCTGAACGTAGCGAACCGTCAGGATCGCCGCGCCAGTCGAGCCAGACGGAGCGTTCGCCGCCTTGACGTAGATGATGACATCGGTGGTGCCGACATCGATCCACTTGGCTGTGCGCGTCGCGTCCGTGCCGGGAGAGGCACTCGCAAGACCAACAGCCGCAAGGTCGAAGTTCGCCGCCGCGACAAGCTCAGTCGAGGTGGAGGTCGTGCCAACATTCAGAGTGCCAGCAGCACCCGTGAAGCCCGTCGTGACGAGCGCAGAGATGTCGATGATCTGGCTGTTGGCGGGGATGCAGATGGTGGTAGCAGCAGCCGTTGCAGACTGCGTGATAGCCACAGACTGGACCATCTCAACGAAGCCGACGTTCTTCACCGTACCGGCAGTCGAGCCAGTCGTGTTCAGAACATCGCCAGCCTTGACCGGGCCAGTAAATGTCGTGGTTGCCATTCAAGTCTCCTGCACGATGAGATCACGTTGTCGGTGCAGCGTCTGCCGGGGCAGTCAACGTGATCCGGTTCCCCGGAGTGCGAAGGGGGACGAGTTTCCCCGCCCCCCTCCTTGGTCAGGTCGGGAACGACGCCCAGATCGCTCGCCAGTTGTAATAGGCGAAGCTGTAACGCTCGTAGCCCTTCACCAGCAGGTTGTCCGTGACGAAATCGACCTGCATGTCCGACTCAAACTTGACGCGCTCCATGTACGAGAGACCGTCAATGTTCGTGAGCAGGAACCAAGCCGAAGACGATGTGAGGAAGTCGCTGACCATGTAGCCTTCCGGCAGACCACCGGAAGTCATCATGATCGCGTTCACATCATTGTCCGCAGTACCCGGACGCAGTTCCGTCTTCGTCAGTCGGATCGCAACCGGCTCCAGAGCAGTCGGCACGATGAGCTTGCGCGCGCGCGCAAACACCTTCAGGCCAGCCTGATCCTTGAAGTTGGCGCGGACAGCGATCATGCCGTTGAGCAGGGTGGACTCGTTGAGTTCCACCTGCGTCGCAGGCGTGTTCGCAACCGTGCCACCATCAATCGGATGGTCGCTCGCGACGAGAGCCTTGCCGTCACCACCAATCGACGCATTGTAGGTGGTCGCGGTGTTCAGGACGTTCGCGCCATAGATCTCCTTGGTCTGCTGGAAGGACTCGATGAGACCAAGGTTCGACGGCATGAACTGCGTCTTGTACAGGTTGTCATCAATCGCCTTGCGAGTGATGGCATACCCGAGAGCGATCTCGGTATGCTCCTGATTGTAGACGTAACGCTCGCCCGCGCTGTTGTCGAAAGCAGTCTGACCACCTTCAGTCTTGAGCTGCGCGAGGCCAAGGAAGCGCATCTCAGCGGTGCGCTCCAGAGCCATCTTCGACTCATGCTTCGTGAAGATCTTGTCGTACTGCGACGGGATCTGCTCGTACTTGCCCTCGATGCCACGGAGGCCGGGGAGGAGCAGATCCTTGATGGCACTAAGATTAACAGCCATTGGTGCTTACTCCTCTCAGATGCCCGTGAGGGACTTGGTGGCGACGTTGTTGAACGCAACGACCACCCAGTTGTACGCGCCGCTCTCCGTGCCAGCCGAACCCGGCGGGTCGGTGATCAGGCCGACGATGCGGAACGGCAGGGTGTTGGTCGTGTTCGCGCCAGAGATGAACGCGCCCGAGATGCCGTTCGACGTATTGCCGGTGCCGATGGTGTAGCCGACGTTCAGGTTCACATCGCCCTGCACGATGCCGGTCGCGTCCGACTGGACGACGAACTTGGCATTCGGATCATTGACGATGTAGCCCGTGACGGTCTGCGTCGAAGCGACATCCGAGCCGGGCCAGTAGTTCGACCACACGGTGCGCTTCTGGGCGACCGAGAGGTACTGGCAGCCAACAAAGATGCCAGCAATGCCAGCAGCCGCTGTCGTGCCGTCACCCTGAACCACATACCCGTTGGCATCCGGCTCAACCGGGTCGCCAAAGAAGATGTTCGTCGCGTTGTAGGCAATCTTGACGGGAACCTGCTCATACGTCGGAGCAGAGCCATTCCCCTGATACTGCCGGAAGCCGAAAGGCGCATTGGTGTTCGCCATAACGGATTCTCCTTCTTCAGGAGGTCCATCATCGCACACCGGGGCGACTTATGACCGGGATGAAAAACCTCCTCACCGGGGGAGGCTCGAAACTATTCACATGGTTGGTTAGAAAAGTAAAGGGGGGAGAAATCAATCTCCCCCCTTTTCAGGACATCATTATGATGCTTGGCTCATCAGGGCAACTTTGCCTTCGTGTACTCGACGCGAGTGTGATCGATCCTGCCCTTGGTGCCATCTTCGTTTTTGTAGAAGAACCCATCAAGGCCCCAGCAGATGTCATCATAGCCATCGACATTGACAACGGTCACGTTGACCTCCGCCCCCTTCTTCAGCTTGTAGAGACTGCTCCAGTCAGACTTGAGGATCTTGCAGGCCGACTTGATGGCATCTTCCTTGGACTTCGTGCGCGCCCAAGAGGAACCGGCTCCGATGAGGATGACTGCGAGGTACATATCAATCTCCTAAAGCAAGAAGCACAAGACCGAACATCGATCTTGTGCTCCTACACTACCACACTACTTGCTACTTGTCAAGTAGCTACTTTACTCCTTCGGAATCGGGATCGGCTCATAGCTCTTGTTGATCTTCGGTCGCGTCTGGGCATGGTCGCGAGTCATGGTGCCATCAGGAGTACCTGCGATCTGGGCCTCCTTGGCGCGCACCTGATCCTTGGCGACCTTCTGCTGGATGCGACGAGCTTCCTCGACAACCTCCGTGGGACGCTCCATCAGCACCATGCCCTTGCGCTCAATGGTTCCCTTGGTCCACGACGAGGGCATCATGCCGGGATGGCGACGAGCAGGAACGACTTCCCAGCCCATCCGCGCCAGATGGACCTGATGCGTGGCGTCTTCCTGCCCCAGCACCTGAAACCGCTTCCACTCATACGTCCAGCCCTCGGGAATGAGGGTTGGATCGATGTAGAACTCGTCCGTCCCCTGATCCATGTCGCCAAGGTGACCCCGGATCTCTGCTGCACGACGAGCAGCACGGGCGCGCGGATCTTCCTCACGCACCTCGGAGCGCATCTCAGCCCTCGGCACGGCTGCAACAGGCTCCTCGACGGTCTCCTCGACCTTCTGGACAGTCCTCGGGGGCCTGCCGCGCCTGCGGGGAGCCTCGGAAACGGTCGGAGCAGCGGGATTGATGACGTTTTCCATGATCTATCTCCTCAATTGGGCAGCTTGCCCTCCTTCTGGAGGGCCAGTTTGTGCTTCGCGTACTCGGTTTCGGTCATGCCGAGCATCTTTGCCGTGTCAGCCTCCGCTCGCGTAAGTCGAACGACGTTCGCACGACCATTTCCGCTGCGATTTGCAGGTGCAGCAGCGGGCGGAACAGAGCGAGCGACAGGCTTGGCAGCAGCAGACAAGGGAGACTCCGTCGTTTCCTCTGCGCGAGGCTGTTCAGAGCGTCGAATCCTGAGCGTATCCTCGATGGCAGAGAAGTACGAGTCAGTATCCGGCACATGACCATCGGCAAGAGCGATGTTGTGAGCCGCAATCATCTTCTGATTGAGGCGCGGATCGGTCACGAACTGCGGGTTCTTGCGAACCCAGTCAGCAGAACGAGGCGAAAGCTGCGATGCGAACGCTTCGACAGGATCAGAAGACCTCTGAACAGGCTCCTGACGAGGCTTCGACTTCATAGCCTCCTTGCCGTTCTCAAGCTGAAGCAGCTTCGCGGCGTTGTTCGACATGGCTTCCTGAATTTCAGCAGCCTTGTCGTAGTCGCCAACAGACATCGCCTCCTTGAACTGGCCCTTGAGGATGCCCTGCTCACGCTGCATCGTCTCAATCGCGCCAGTCACAAGCTGGAGGTTGGTGTCATCGACCTCGCTGCTCGCCATGCGCGCGCGATTTTCAGCCTCGATACGCGCCCGACGCTCTGCCTCAAGCTTCTCGCGAAGCTCTGCAATCGCCTTCACAGGGTCTTCGACAGGAGCAGGATCGGGTTCCGGCGCAGCTTCAACCACCGGATCGTCGCTCACCTCGACCTTCGGCTCCGTGTCCTTTGCCGACTCATCGAGATTGATCTCAAGCTGTTCGTCCTTCGGATCAGACATGACTCTCTCCTCACCAAACTTCATCGGGGAACTTCACGCGCCCCTTCACCTGCGTATCCGCAAGCATTCGGCACAGAACACCATTCACGGTGATGCTCCAGCCATCGGACGGACGGAAGACCAGCCAGTCATGCAGGCTAAAATTGTCTCCCTTGAACCATCCCTCTTCGTTCTCCTCGAAAGCGCGAGAGCCAACCTTCAGCAGCAGACCGACCTTCGACTGAAAACGGTCCTCGTCAGTAGTCTTGTCCGACAGATAGAGACCACTCTTGGTCTTCTGCGGGCGGATGTAGACGCCAACAAGGATCTGGTTGTTGAAGATCTCGACCGTAGACAGATCACCGATCTCATCGAGGATCTTCTTGGTCGGATCAACATCGTGAGTCATACGCATGTACGGCATGATACCCCCTACCGTTTGTTTAGTTCAGATTCAACTTCTTCACACGCCTCAAGCGCAGCCTGAAGCCCGTGAATAACACCAACCCTGAACTTGTAGTCGGCGTGTTCGATTGCTGTGTGAGATGTGACGAGGCTGTCTTTTGCAACCTCAATTCTCTCAAGCAAATTCTTCCTCAATTCATTCTGATAGAACGCTTGATGCGTCAACATTACTGCCCCCTCGCAGTCCCCCCTCTATGTAGGTCTGTTGGGGAGAGAATGTGAGGGGGGTTCACATCCTCTCCCCGATCCGTCAGTTTGCCGGGAGACAAGGTCTGACGGATCAGTTCCTCCGTGCGATCTCCGTCTTCTCAAGGCGACCGAGACCGGAACCCGCGCCAGCATCCATGTCCTTGTAGCTCCGATAGACCTTGCCACCGGCACGGCGCATCGTGCGACCACCGTTCTTGCGAGCCATCGGCATCGGGCCAGCAGGCATCGCAGGAGGCGGCGCGGCAGGCGGCATCGGGCCAGCACCAAGCCCCATCGGCGCGCCTGCGCCCGGACCACCCATCGGCAGCGGAGGCGGAACAGGGCGACCGCCCGGCATCGGCAGCGGGGGCATCGCACCAAGGCCCGGAGCCTTCGCGCCACCAGCATCGATCACGATGTTGATGTTGGTCTTGCCCTTGCCCTTCTTGCCCGTGCGACCACCGCTAGCGCGAGCCGTGCGCTTTGCCTCGCCGCCATGCTTGAACATCGGCATACGCGAGAGACCCTCACGCACGTTGGAGTCGCGCTCGGACTCCTCCTTCGCCTTCTGTCGAGCCGCAGCAGCCTTCTTGGCGCGGAAAGCCTTGTACATCTCTTCCATCTTGGCTTCACGCTGGGTATCAGCAATTTCCTCATCGACTTCATCGAGAGCAGAAGGAGGCTTGCTCGGACGGCGCTCTTCCTTGGCGTAGCTGACGTAGCGGGTCTTGGGATCGGGATTGCCCGCGCGCGCGCGCTCAAGCACACGCTCAATCTCGCTCTTGCCAGCCCCGCCACCATCAGCCTTGCGGACCTTGCCGCCATCCTTGCGATACATGCTCGCCGCGCCAGTCAGAACAGACCCAGCACTCGGAGTAGGCTTGCCAGCACGCTTGGTCATGTCGGGCAGACCCCTTGTGGTGTCACCCTCATACGGATCTTGCCCCCTGCGAAGCATTGCCCGCTCGGCAGGAGTCATGTTCTCAAGAGCGCCGCCACCCTGCTTCTTGGCATAGCCACCGCGACGCAGCTTCAGTTCAGAATGCTTGCCGCCATGCTGCGCCGTCTCATGCTGGCGCACAGCCTTCTTCACCAGAGCCTTGTCCTGCGCGGCGTCATCAGCCTTGCCGCCCTTCTTCAGGCCGGTAGCGCGCATTGGGGACAGAGCGCCACGCTTCACACCGGAGAAACCAAGCATCGCAGAAGGAACGCCAGCCCGCTGAGAGGCATCAGCCATCATGCGATTGGCCCCAGCCAGAGGACCGCCATTGTACTTCTTGGCGCGACCACCAGACTTCATCCCGCCAACATGCTTGATGCCCTCACGCTCCTCGTTGGCATCCTTCACGTTGCGATTGACCTTCGCGTTCGCGTAGGCAGTCGCCTCAGTCTTGCCGCCATACTTGCGAGCCTTGCGATCCGCGCGCATGGGACCGCAGGAGCCGTCCACCTTGCCGCCGCTCTTGTAGGCTCGACGCGAGACAGGACGCAGCCCCGTCTTCACATCGGCATTGAGCATCTCCGGGGGCTTGAAGGTCGATGAATCAACCTTCTGGAGCGGACGATCAGAAGCAAGGCGCTTGGCCTTGCTCTTCATGGCTTCGCGAGCCTTCTTGGCAGTCTGGTACATCTCGTCTTCTCCTTACGGGCGTCCCCGCTGAATCAAGTGCTTGGACATGGACAAGGCACTATCTGGATGCGCCTTGTATTTAGACACCAAACGAAGGGCTTGGTCAACGACTGACCCGCCAGATGCCTTTTCGGCCTTCCTTTTCTTGGACTGAGCCTGAAAGAGTTGACCGTTCTTCATTAGCTCAATTGTCTGGTCAGCGGCATCAACGTAATCGGCAGGCTTGGTTTTCTTGGAAGAAACTCCAAGCTTGTCGAAAAGCTCCTTTTCGTGAAACCACAAGGCGGCCTGAATATCAGCTATGCTGATATCTACACCGTATCTCTTCTTGATGAGCTTTTGAGCAAGCTCAGCGGTGTTCTGCTGAAAGGCTCGCTCTTCATCTCCCCTTGGAGCCGCAACAGGATTTTCCCTGTTTTCAATCCAATTTTTTGCCCTGCGCTTAACGTCAGATTTGTCCTTATATCCACTATCTGCGTACTTATCGGCCACATCTTTTGCAAAATTAAGCACGGCTTCTGGATCATTTATCAAATTTTTAAACTCATCATGGTTCATGTCCTTCAAATCTGAACCATGAAGCCAATTACGGCTTGTGTCTATTTTTCCATTTTTTGTATAGGGAGCCTGTTCAGCCGGAAGTCCGTTGTGATAAGCATGTTCCGCAGTCATCGCATCGCGAAGATCCCTATACTGCTTTGCTTCAGTTATGGGAGTATGTACAAAATTATGACCAAGAAGCCTGTTCCAAGTTCTGGAGAACCAAAGATCGGCAGTCAGGGTAGAGTAGTCACCATGCAGATTGTTAATAAACGAACCAATTTTGGGTCCAAAAACAGACCATCCAGATACAATCTGATCACCCTTGCCTTGAGCCTCAAGGGGATTGCCAGATGGACCAAAGAATTGCGGATTTTTCCTCAAAAAGCTATTTAGCTGAGATACGGTTGTCTTGTTGTTAAAAAAAGACCGCATGGCATTGAAGCCATTTGTATTCAAAAGATGGTGGAGCTTCAGTAGATTTTGCTCAATTGCGTTTGTTTGCGCTCCAAAAGTTCCCGAAAGCTTCTTTACCGCATTTGGAAGGCTCATTCCCTGATTTTTCATCAGAGAAAACACCCTAGCGGCATTTATTGAATTGGAATAAACGTCATTGCCCTGAGATGTAATTCCAAGGATGGCATGAAACAGCATTTTGTCATCTTGATTTTTTAGAAGCTGCGGAAAGATATCTGTATACTTGCCCATTGCAGCTTTTAAGGCTGAATCATACCATCCAATAGCAGATTTCTGGTTTCCAGCATTGCTGGAATCCATGTGATACTTAACTTCTTCCGCAATATCGCTGGCAATCTTGTTCATTGCCTGCTTACTGTAGTCGCCCGGATCAATTTGCCCCTTGGCTGCCGCTCGATTTTGAAGCGCATACAAGGCGTCTTCGACAGTAGGCTGCCCCCTGCTGCCTGTGGGGCGGATATCCAACTTCTCCTTTCCTGTCATCAGGGGGATTGTTGTCCTGTCTGCCCGGCCAGAAGGCCGCATTGCCTTCCTTACATACTCAGCCTCATCATCAGTCAGTCCGTATGCCTCTTGGAGCCTTTCTGGTGAGAGGCGATAGCCTTCTGATGCGACGGCTTTCGAGTATGGTGCAAGAATGTGATCGACAATCCTTCGGAATAGATCGGGTGATCTTTCGGGGCTGGCTTGAACCCCTTCTGAGCCGCCACCTTTTCCGAATATGCCATTGAGATAGTCTTTCGCATAGATCAGGTCTCCTTGAGTTTTGGCATGATACTTTTCGCTCATGCCAGTAGAGTCTGCAATATTGCCAACTTTATCGGCAAAATCGTGATAGCTCTTTTCATCACCAAAATGAAGAAACTTTGCAGCCTTTCCATCGGCAGTTACAGTAAAGTCAATTCCGTGATGATTTGCTAGCTTAGCTATACGATCAATGTCTTTGTTTGTCAACTTGTTCCCGTTGCCAATGAGAAGGGCTGGGATGCCATCCTCAGTCGAATCGTTGTGCCAAGTGTGTACCGCTGCATCCTGCTGGAATCCAAATCCCAGAAGGTGAGCGAGAGCCTTGGCATGGTCAGATGTCATCTCAGGATGATGAATGATGAAAGAAGGCTCCATCTCCTTTTGCCAAGTTCCAACAGTCGGAGTGGCGGTAACACCTTCAAGACCTGTAATTTCCTTAACAATTTTTGCAAAGTTTTTATTGTTAAAAATCTTTGCTGTGTGCCTAGTGATGTTCTTCATCCTAGGTTCATTGAACACAGGGTGTTGAACAGGCGGGGGCTTGGACGCACCAATGATGTCAGGAGTGGAGTATGTCCAAGGCTCCTGATCCGTAACCAACGAAGGATCAAAGTTCTCTGGCCTGTGAGTGATCGGAGGACCACCACCCTTGCCGGGGCGAGGAGAGACAATGGCAGAGGGGCGATTCTCAAGGCCAAACGTGCTGTGGAGAGCCGGGGTGTTGACGCCAGAGGTCAGGGACAGAGCCCTCTGGACGACAGGGTTGTTCTCTACGTCCCCGCCTTCGGCGTAGCCCATAGCCCCGCCATGAGCCGCAGCAGGCACCCTGTTCAGAGCATCCTGCAAACGGTTGATGTTGTAGTCCTGCTCCTGCTGGCGCGTGAGGGAAGGCTCTCCGGGCATCGTAGGCTCTTGGTAGCCGCGAGCGGGAAAGGCAGAGTTGCCAGCATGACCGTCGCTGTAGCGGGCCACAGACTCGTCTATGGCTCGGGAAAGCTGGTCGAGCAGGCTCTGCTGCTCAGGGGAGATGCCTTGGGGCATGTTCTGAGTATCTCCTGTTTCCCCGCCAGAAGCCATAGGCACCGCGCCGCCCATCTCATAGCGACGCTTGATGTTGATTAGCTTGTCATCAAACACGACGTAGTTGTGTGCGCCTTTTCCCGCTCCGCGAGAGACTGCGTCAAGGTACTTGATGCCTTTGATACCGGCATCAAGGAGAACTTTCGATCTCCATGCATCATCTCTGCCTTCTCCATAAGCAATTTTTGAACTATATATATTTGCGCCAGATGGATCTAAGTCTGATATTAACCGATCTTTGATGTAATTAGTATTAGAAAACTTTAAAATTTCATCATGTCGATTTTTTATATCTTCGTCAGACATCATTTTGATGTTCAATTTTTCAAGAGCTTTTCTGACGTAATCAGATTGCTTGCTTAGAGGCTTGTTCCAATCAAGTAAATGATCGGGGTGCGCGTTGATGCGGACCTCGTACATGTGGCCGGTTGTTTTATCCGTACCAAGTATTTTTTTTGTTTCATTGTCAAGGTTGAATATTTTGTTATTTATATCATCATATTCTGATTGCGATTTTGCATATTGCAAATTTTCAGATAATCTGTCTACCTCTTGGCTGTTTGCAATTACTTTTGCCATAAGAACTGGATCGCTAGGAAAAATTGGCCTTGGTTTCGGAGAAAGATTATCTCTGTATCCTATTGCGGTTCCTTCTCTTCCCGCAAAGTACAACCCATGCCCAAAAGCCTGCGCCCCCTCCCCGGTTCCGATCTTGGAACTGTCGAACTGTTCAAATTCATACGGAGAGCCGTGATAGGCGTCGATGCCTGTCTCTTCCGCAGGGGGAGGAGAGGCGATGTCGGATTCATCGACGGAGCCGCCAGATGCTCTAGCAGCCCTACCCCTGATGCGATTGATGATTTCCTGACCTCGCTTGGACGGAACATCAGGGTTGGGGTTGGGGAAGCCACAGCCCCGGCCAAGGTCATACGGGGGCTTCTCACCCTTACTGGTGTACTGTTCCTTTGTCGGGTCAATCACATGACCCGTATCGCGATGTCGAAGCCACCAATGGGTCGTGCCGCCATCTTCCCTTGCGACCTGTGGGACGTAACCGCTTTCCTTGCCGCCAAGCATGTAATACGCGGCCTGAGTAGCTGATGCACAATGACCGAAGGTTGGATGCTCACCTTCGCTCATCTTCCTGTACTTCGGCTCAAGAAGATCGGGCGTCAGGACAGACTGGATCTTTCCGACAAGATCATTGGTTTCCTTGTCGGAGAGAGGACGCCTTGTTTCTTGATCGTCAGCCATCTCTGTCTCCAAAAAAGATCGGCCTGCCGTGGATCTCTTCCCTGATATGTACACCGGGAATTGAAAGAACGGGATGGGAATTTCGTGCCTTCCCGCCAGAAGCCATCATCGGAGGAGCAGGGGGAGCGAACGCAACAGGCTTCACCATGCCAGCCTGCGTCTCGTCATCATCGCTGGAGAGCCTGAAACCTCCAGAGGGATTTGCAGACTGCGGATACACTACATCCGCAGCAGTTGGGTTCTGACCAGACGATGGACCACCGACGTTCTGGTCTACATCGGCGCGAGCCTTGCCATCATAGTAGGTGTTGTTGATTTGCTCCATCGCATACGCAAGAGCGCCAAGAGGCGATCCACCGATGAAGCCAACAACCCCCGGCCCTGTGTTCAAGTTCTGCTCGGCATTGCCAAGGACGCTGCCGCTCACTTGCCCAGTCCCAACTCCAAGTGACCCGGAGCCGAGAGGAGAGAATGCCATCCCTGTAGCCCCGCCAAGCATCGAGGGATCTTGATCTGTCGGGGAGTAGGATGGAGCGGCTGGACTGGAATCTTCACGTTCCGTCTGGCTGCCAAAATCCGCCATGTCAGAGTTGGAACTGAAGCCGCCCCCATCTCCATTGGACGAATCGCCGCCGCCCGAGTCTCCACCCTCTGCACCACCACCAACCTCAAAGTGCTGGCGCACCTCACCACCATGAGCGTAGTGAGCAAATCCCTTCTTCAGGATCGAATCGCGCATCTCGGGAGTGATCTCGATGCCGGGGAGAGTAACGTCATTTCCACCGTTGTCCTTAACGACATGGGAGGTAGGCTGGATCTTGTCTGTATGGGGCTTTAGAACACGACGAAGAGCATTAGGCAGAATCTTGCCGTAATACTCAGTCATGCCCTTGCCGCCCATAAACAACTGCTGACCAGTTAGTTCCTGATATTCTGTGGAACCATCTTGAACGGAATTGCGATGTTGCATAAGTTCATTTGCAGCTTCTTTTCCAACGTATTCGTGCAACTTGTCTGGCTGCACGCGAACATCAAAAAGTTGATTTTCGTCTTTATGACCAGTCAAAAGATTGTGTTCTGGAAAATATCTAATTGTATCCATGTAATTCCCAAGATCGTACCTCTTTGCTTGCTCCTCTCCCGGAGTCCAGACGAGCTTGTTGTAGCCGCCGCGCGCGGCTTCGATCAGAGCGCGCTTAAGAGCAAGCTCGGTCCAATGATCGGTGTTGGTGATGTATGGGGCGAAATTCACTTTTTCATGCAACATCCTAGCAAGTCTTTCATCATGCAAATTAAGTTCTTCTGCAAGATTAATTAATTTTTCATTCTCATCTTTGTTAACAATAAGGCGGTTCCCAATGCCATATTTTTTTTTCAAAAAATTTTGGTATTCTTCAAGTTTTTTTTGTGAAATGTCTCTTGCCTTAATTAAATCTTTATCAATAAAGCCTTTTTCTCTTCCTTCCTGCGCCCAGTCGGATTGAACCTCCTCAAGGTGAAGAACGTCATTGTCAAAACCTCGATCCTGCATTCGCAGATGAGCGATTACATTTGGTTGCTTCCAATGATTTGATTTATAAAGTGTATCTGGATGATCTAGGCGAAGAAGGATTTCGCGATATCCCCTTTGGGATGGAGTTTCGTTTTCATAACGATTTCCAATGGTCCAATCTTTGTATCTTGTAGGCTCTTGATCTGGAAGAGGAGCCTCTCTATCCATGTGCTCATCGCGTCTATCGCGAAGCTCATTGGATTTACGCATTGCAGAATGTCTTTTATATTCATCCTCTTCTGTATAAACAATATCGTCATATTTTTCAATTTCATCTTTATAAATATTTTTTATTTCCTCCCTTTTGCGAAGAATTTCAGGATCAATCTTTTTGCCAAGAACAACTTCCGTAATCTTGGGGACATTCTTCTCGAAATGCTGCGCGAGATCGTCTCGGTTCACCGTCTTCTGATCGGCAAAAGCCTTCCCGGCACCGGACCACTCAAGCTCGGAGGGCTTCACCCCCTTCATGGTAGCCATCATCTGGGATGGACTGCCCTTGGCTTGGGGGAGGGAACGGGCAGCTTCGGCTGCTGCGCTGTAGAAGCCACGGTCATCTAGCTGACGAGGCTGGTCTACGTCCCCGCCAGAGGCGTATCCGACCGCTCCACCACCCGTCTTTGTGATATTTGCGTCATTCGGATCAAAGTTTCCGCTGTTCCCAATGGCAGACTTCACCTGATGAGGGCTGAATACGATTGTCTCAAGCCCTTCACCGGTCTCTGGATTGAACTTTGCAGAAGAATTCATGTGAAAAATGCCGTCATACCCGGCAGCTTTCAGCTTTTTTAGGTCATCCGAGTGGATATACATAGGAAATCCGCTGGATTTAGATCCAAATTTCCTATCAAGCTCCCTTTTGCCCTCTTGATCGCTCTCATCATAGTAAAGAGGGTTCTCAATCTTTACATAAAGGGGCATTACATTCGCCCCTTCCTTGAATTCACCTGTTCTTTCAAAGATATTGTGTGCCGCTGGCTGGCGATTCTTGTCTGGAGTCAGCCAGATAGCCTGCCCAGAAAGATTTGGCTTATGCCCACCGGGGATGAACTCTGAAAAGCTCTTGGGAGTGGCGTGGTAATGCACCCAAGGCTTGCCTTCACCGTCAATTGCCTTGCTGTTACCAAACCACTTCTTGAAGTTCTCCTCTCGATTGACGCTGGGATTGCTGGCAGGAACCCCGCCAAGAGCAAACCTGCGAGGAGCCTTCGCAAGTCGCAGGGCATTGCGGATGATCTGGTCGTAGTTCATCGAAAACTCCCGCCTGTCAGCCCTTTTGAGGCTTCCTGATCATGTCACCAGACCTATTGATAGAAAATCCATGCCTTTTGTACCAATCTTTCAGGTCTTTTGCGTTCATTCCGCCAGAACCATAGGGTTTTGCATGTCCAGTAATCGTAACTCCATGCTTATCAGCGAGATTTTTGATGTATTGAAGCGCCTGAGTCCCCTGTCCGCGCCTTTTTGTCAACGCTTTGATAGAATTTACATGAATTTCGTCATCTCCAGACTTTCCCATTTCAATTTCAGCAAAGTCAGACCTAGGTTCCAGCCCTGTTTTGGTGTTCAAAAGCCTAGACCTGCTATCAAAAGGATGATCCCAAGTGTCATCTTTGTACTCGGACATCATCTTTTGAGCTGGAGAATCGACTGTAGATGCTCCGCTCTTGGCAATCCTGATGGCATTGCCGATGTCATCATCGTCAGCCATCAGACGCCCCCGACGCTCTTGTCAGTCGCAAGCTCATTCAGCGCAGGACGGATCAGCGGAGCCACCAGACCGGCGCTCTCGGGGTGGACGGCGAGGTTCTGGGCGAGGTCGATAAGCTGGATGCGCTCCTTCGACAGGCGATCTTCCTTCTTGCTCTCCAGATCAGCCTCGGAGTAGCCCATCTCAGCTTTCGCCTTCTCGGCATCGATGTTCGTCTTCGTGACCTTGCTGTGCGCGTCGATCTGCGTCTTCGCGTTCTCAAGCTGGAGCTTCTCCATCTGCCCCTGAACATCAGCCTGCGCGCGCATCGTGTCCGCGTCAGCCTTCTGCTTGTCGATCTTCAGGCGCTCCATCTTCTCGATCAGTTCAGGATGCGGCCTGCCCTGAGCTTCCATCGGGATCAGGAACTGCTCGGGGTTGCTCCAGCCAATCGTCTTCAGAGCTTCCGTGTCAATCGCAACAGGGTCGTACATGTTGGGATTTGCAGCCTGAAGCTGCTTCAGCGCCATGACCTTCATCACTCGCTGCGTATGGCTGGCCGTGTTGGGATCAGCCTGCGGCACAAGCTCGCAATCGTTCAGGGCCTGCACGAATGTCTGCTCGTTCCACTCGATGCTGGGCTTCTTGCACCGCTGCCAGAAGCTCTCAGGATGCTCGCGGAAGCACCTCACCAGAAGCTGGAACTCTTCGGCCTGCGCGTTGTGCATACGCTTGTGGACGGCATTCATCACCTTCGTGGCCTGATCGATCAGGGCTAGCGTCGTGCCGACCGGCGCATCAGCCTTCCCCTCGCCAACGGCAAGCTCCGACGTTCCACCGACCCTCGCGCCCGTCTCGCCCATGTTCTGGACGAGGTTCATCAGCGCACCGCTCGGTTCCTTGTACGGCAGCGGCATCACAGCCTGACTGATCGGCATCCCGCCGGTCTTCACCAGCGCACCACCACCCGGAGGAACACGGAAGATGTTCGTGTTCTGGCGCGCACCCGTGTCTGCCATCAGGAAGCCGGGGAAGTTCGCGTACATCCCAGCGTCCAGCAGTTCGCGCCAAGCAGCAGTCATCGCATTGGTCGTGTTCCCGAGAATGTGCAGCAGGCCGATGTCGTAGAAGCCCATGCCCGGAACGAAGGTGTACTTCACGAACACCTGTCGTGCTTCGGGAAGATCGCCATCCTCTTCGTCGTAGTTGCGAACGACGGACAGGATCTGCTTGGTCGATACATCAATCGTCACGCGATACGGGATCTCAAGGCCAGAGTGCTTGCCCTTGTAGCGATGCTCAAAGCCCTGAATGTCCAGTTCGCAGTAGCACTCGTAGATCTCACGATCACGATCATCAGGGTTCATCGTCCCTTCGGAGATGCCCTGCTGGGAGTTCTTCTCTCGCTGGACGCTATCAAGCTGCGGCTCAAGCGGTGTCGAGAGATCGATGTCCTTGTACACGCCAAGAATCTGGAGACGCTTCACGACGCTGGGACGCATGAAGACACGATGCGTAATGCGCTTCGCGTTCCGCAGGTCCGTCGCCATGTTGTTGACGATCAGGTCATCGGCATCGACGCTCTCGCTCACGGGGCGATTGCGGATCGGGCAAAAGTACACCTTCTTGAAGGCAGACCCGCCAAAGCCAAGCATCAGCAGCATTCGATCCGTGTCCGGGTAGTACTCGGACGCGACGCTGGTCAGGTAGTGGTTGAGATCCTTCTCCAGAGCCTCCGCAAGCCTGTCCTGCTGCGGTGTGCTGCCCGTGGCGTCGTTGCGGATCTTCACAGGCCCATCGGTCGGCAGAAGCTCGCTGCGGGCATTGGCCTGAAAGCGCAGCACAGCCTCCAGCAGCAGCGGATGCCGCACCTTGCTCATGCCCTCGACCGGAGCGCCATCGCTCGCGCCCTGCAAGCCGGGGATCTCGATCTTCAGCCCCAGCAGCTTGATGCCCTGCGCGCGGTCCTCGATCCAATCCTTGCGGCTCTGGAGATCGTCCCCGATACCGCGCATCAGTTCTTCGCTGATACGGCTCAGTTCGCCCTGATCGATGTCATCGACAAGGTTGCGGAACCACTCCTTCGCGTACTCAGCCTCGGACTGCCCCTCCTCGCCAATGCCCTTGCCATCCAGCGAGATGCTGATCGAGCCATCCTCATGCTCGATGCGGAGAAGCTCGCCGCTATCGTTGCGCTCCTCCTTTGGCTGGCCCTCATCGATCTCGACAACAACCCCCGGCCCCGCCTCCTCTGCATCCAGAGACGGGAAGACCTGACGAAGATTCGGCACAAGGCCGGGAGTCATGGGCATGATCAGCCACCCTCTACGGAGATGCGCTCCATCTCGGCAACGAAGCGACGGATACCTTCCTGAGCCGCCATAGTATCATTGGGCGCAAGAATTTCATAGTTGCGCTTTTCAGCATGGGGAGGCTGGCCCCAGACATGCACCGCGAAAAGCCCAAGCTTCTTGGGATTGCTCGGTCGGATGACATCTACAGTCGCGCTAGCAAGAACCATTTTCCCCTCTCGATCTGGTGCCGGATGCAGGATTTGAACCCACGACAAACGGTTTACAAAACCGCTGCTCTGCCAACTGAGCTAATCCGGCGTTTCATGCAATCTATCCGATGATCCCATTCCCCCATAGTCGCTTTTCGCTCAATCCCCGTGTGGCACCCGGAACTGGTCCTGAGTGACACCGGAGGAGCGTTGGCGTTCTTCACTCTCCCGACCTCTATAGCCCACCTGCCCTGTATCGGGGGCCAGCCGCCCGTGCCAGACAATCCCTGTCTGGTGGGTCTGGGATGTTCTCCAGAGGCACACGGTTCATTGGGTGGGTTGCGCTGGTCGAAAAGTCCCTTTCGGGCAAAAAGGCCCCGAATCGAAAGAGTGGACGACGTTGATGTGTCCCTCCGCGCTTCTCCTGCATCCCACCACAAGGGTGATTCAGATTCGTCACGCGGGTGCTTGCCAACTGTCTGGCAATGTGCGACTAAACGCACATGGCCCGGCTTGGACGGCAAGCGTGGGTCCGCGATCTCAGAGGCTGCGAACCTCGTGCGATCAGGGAGCCGGGGGGCCTTACCCTCGGCTCCCAACCTCTTGCACAACCAGATGATCGGATCAAGCTCAAACCGCATACAGCGGTGGAGGCGCAGAGCCAACATGGCGCGTCTTCTCGTCCAGATCAGCCGTCCACTCAGGCCCCCGGATGATCAGCCCGGTCTCGCGCAGGTGCCGCAAAGCCATGCTCACCGTGTCCACAAGATCGTCGTGCTTGCCCTTCGGGAACGTCGAGCATTGCGTGATCACCATGTCGGACCATGACCGCTCGGGCGCGTAGATCAGCCCCTCCGCGAAGAGATGTTGAACGCTGTATAGCCTTGCCAACTTGTCCTGCCCCTTGGGATCGACAAGCTGCACGGCGAAGGACTCATGGCTGTAGAGCCTGCGGATCTCCTGCGCGACGCTGTGGCCTGCTGCCTTGTTCTCGATGAGGATCTTGTCCACCTTGAACTTCCGCATGGTGTCCGCGACCTTCGTCACAAGCTCATGCAGTTCCAGTCGCTCCTGCCACGCGAACATCATTATCGCTCGGGGATGCTCTTCCGTGTAGGTGCGGGTCACGGAGGACATCATCTCGCCGCCCGGTGCAATCGTGCGCGTCACCTGAGCCTTGCCATCCCCGCCAGAGAAGATCCCCCACACGGTCATCGCAGACAGGTCGTTCGATGTCTTCGTCGTGTACGCAGTATCCAGCGATGCGATGACGTAATCGACGCCGGGATACATCTCCTGATCCCATAGCTGCCACCACTCACGCTTGATTACTCCACCACCCTTTGGCTCGGGACGCTGCTGCAACTGCCCCGCAGCCGTCCAAGGCCCCATCTGCTTCTCAAGGACCGTGACCTCCTCTTCCCCGAAACGCTCGGGCCACAGAAGCTCACCAGCCTCCTTGCGCGGGTCTTGCCAGCCGATGCTGGTCACATAGCTGCGCTCAGGCTCGTAGCGCATGGGAAGCATCAGGTGCGTCCACAGGCCAGACTCGCGAGACAGGATATGCCCCGTGAGATCCTCCTCGCTCAACCGCTGCTGGATCACGACGAAGGCACCCGTCTTGGGATTGTTCAGTCGCGTCGATAGCGCACCATCCCACCACTCGATGGTGGTCTCGATGGTCGCCTCGCTGAACGCTTCCTGCGCTGCGTTGGGATCATCCACGACGATGATGTTGCCGCCCTCGCCCGTCAGCGCAGAGCCGACCGATGTCGAGAGCCTGCTGCCTCCCACCGTGTTGTCGAACCTCGTCTTCGTGTTCTGGTCTCCAGTCAGGGCGAACCTGCTGCCCCACAGCGATTGATACCAAGGACTCTCGATCAGCCTTCGACACTTCGTGCTATCGCGCAGGCTCAACTGCTGGGCATAGCTCGCATGGAGGAACTGCACTCCCGCGCCAGAGGTATCCGACTGCCAAGGCTGCGCCCATACCCAAGCCGGGAACGCCACGCTGGTCAGGCTCGACTTCGCGCAGCGAGGCGGGATGTTGATGATCAGCCTGCGGATGTCACCATCCGCCACGGCTTGCAGATGCTCCGCGACCGCTTCGATAGGCCAGCCTTCAGCGAACGGCGCAGGGTCGATGTTGCGCCATCCCTTCCGCAGGAACTCATACAGGCTGTCTTCGCATTCGGTACGCTCAATGTCCTTGAGCATCTCGTCTACGTCGATCTTCTGCCCATCAATCTCCACAAACGGCATTGCTATCCACCTTGCATGACTTGCACTTATCCAATTCCTCTGCCGCTTTCCAGCAAATATGTTCCATTACATCTTGCTCAGTCGGCATATGAACGTACTTCGATACATCGAAGATAGCCTTCTGCCTGAGCGAACTGATCAAGTCAAATTTCTTAATCGTCATCACGCATCCTTTCGATTCTCAGGTCGTACCCCATCGCATTCAGCATCGCGCGCAGGTAGCTGAGCTTGGGATCTTTCCCTTCGTGCATCCACCGCTGGACAGTAGACCTGCCCACTCCCGCTCGCTTGCAGACCTCGGAGATGAAGCCTGCGTTCTCTTCCAGTATGCCACTCAACTGGATCAGCAGGGGATCGATGTTGTCTAGCGGCTGCTTGAAGCAAGCCCGGCCCGCGTAGTTCGCACCCTGTATCCTGACGTTCTCGAAATGAAGAAGCTGGCGCACGGTCATCATGCGCTTGCGCTTTTCACTTTTGATCTGCGACTTGGACATCACGGGACAACCTCGCAGCAGTAACAACAGCGCACCATTTGTCTACAATACTCTTCGGAAACTCTTCTGATCCGCAACCATTCTTTGCTACGTCATCGAGCTTCCTGCCGCAGTAATAACAAGGATCAGTCAGAATTATCTGCGGCATCTTTCATCCTCACATATTCAGCTTTCAATGCAATCCGCGCAGTCTCATAGGCCAGCGCAGCCCTTGGCTGGGCATCTACATCAGCCTCTCGCATCATCACGACGGCATCCTCGAAAGCGCGGATCAGAGATTCAAGATCAGCCCCCTTGGTCTTCTCTGTCACCTTGAACGGGCAGAGGCGCTCCATCTCATGGTTGCGGTTGATGTACCCGCCGAATGGCTCTGGCTCCCTTCCTCCCAGCCAATGGAAGGCGGCTGGCAACCTCGTATCCAATGGGAAGTCCATGAGCCTCGTACAGGTGCCGCCACCCTTGAAGTGCAGCCGCTTCTTAACATCGCGATGCCAGTCAGCGTAGATGCATCCCTTGCACACGGTGTTGGTCATAGCTTCTGGAACCTCGCAGCCTTGAACAGCGCAACAGGCTCTACGTCCTGCGGATCATCCCTGTCCGTGCGCCCACCAAATGACAGCCCATCGTGGCAGTTCAGGATATTGTTATCTTTGATGTCGTAGTAATAGATCACTCCCTTTGCGCTAACTGCAATCGTGAATACTACCCTGCCGATGCGAGCAAGCTGAATGCCTTTGGCAAGCTTGTCGAGCGAGATCATGAAGCCGCCCATCTTGTCCATCTCGCTCATGGTGTAGTTGCGGCATTTCACCTCCATGAATCCAGCGCAGGTATTTTCCTTCATCAATGCATAGTCAACAACGTATGTCGGTCGCAGCTTAATGGGCCTCAATGCCCACTTGTCTGCAACCTTCTTCGCAACGCGAGCTTCTGCAAGCCTGTCATGTTGCGTTTCGTATAGCGGTCTGTTCATAGATTCATACCAAGCATGATCAGTAGGATTGCAATCGCGATTGCAAACCAATGACGCTCGTTCATGTCACATCCTTTCCTGCGAGGAGGTCGCGAGCCAGCGAGGGTGCATCCCAGAAGCCGTCACCCTCCACGATCTTCTGGAGACCGGCGCGGAGGCGGGTGATCTCCCTCGCTGCGTCCAATTGAATTGCTGGTGAATCATAATAAGAGTGCATCGTGTTTTCTGTTAAGAGACGCTCTACAATATCCTTCACAGCAGCA